CATCCAACCGCACTGAGGTCAAGTCGTGTAATTGTCACAATACACGATATGTCCCTAGGCCCAGTGTTATCGCTAGTCAGGGTTCAGGATTTGGAGAATCGCTGCGCGCATTGCGCGATCTGCGGACTCCACCTGTGTTCGGGGGGACGCTGGGAGATGCAAGTCGATCTCCAGGCGCCTCTCGGGAGGAGGGTCCACTCTCTCGTCGTAAGAGTTGTAACTGGGCCGGAACATCAGTGCCTCCATGGTCATGGGAGGTGGCAGCTTCTTGTACTTGGAAACTGTCCAGAGTCGTTCGTTGTGTCGGAGCCGCTCCTTCCCACCTTTTTCGTCTACGGCCACCTTGAAGAGGTGATCGAGGGTGATTTCGGTGTCGAAGATGAGGTCTACGCACTTTCGGGCGACCTGACTGCTGTAAGATTCCGTCCCTGCACTCTTCGTTTCGCTACGCACTGGCTTTGGCATCGAGCGCGATGCCAGCTCCCATGTTTTCCAAGGTGCATCCATTGTTCCTGTTGGGACGGGGTGAATCTTCGTCCAGTTCCACAGAATCGCGGCCGCAATCCTGCGGTCGAGTTCTGATGGCTCCTGGATTCCGAGGAGACCCACGCCCCCCAGCCACTCTGGGATGAACCATGGAAGTGTGCTTTTCTTTAGCACGAGCCAATGACGCGAGAGAAATGCTTTGTGGACCCGTTGTGTGAGGAAGTGAGGACAACTCTTGAGTAGATCACGATATCGAGCTCCAAGTCCTTCGCTAGAGCTGCTGAGGGTGTCGAGCCCGGCTTTTCCGGAGCTACGCTTCATTCCGGACAGCAGCCCTAAGTTGACGAACTTGACTTCACGAAAGGGGATTTTTCGTTTGGCTACCTCGATCTGTCTATCGATCTTGGAGTGCCGACCTATGGACAGTGGTTCTGGTTCCTTTGTGATTGTTTTGATCACTAGGATCTCGTCTGGGTCGTTCGGACACCGCGTGAATTGCCGAGAGTTTATCTCGACGAACTCGCGGGTGAAGTACGTCTTTCCCAGAGAGCTTTCCAGCCCCATTGCCTGTGAGATGGCTAGCCATGCGTGGTATCCCCTTTCCCGGAGCCTAGCAGCGTTGTCGTCTCCGTTGACCGCCATGGGTGCGTCTCGCAGCGAAGTCTTCCGACCTCGGGAGATCTCGCATGCCCAGCGGACTGCGGTCGCGACAGCAATGCATAGTATCGGGAAGCTAACAATTGATCCCATGAGTTGTCCGCGTTCTTGAGGAAGTTTCACTCCTTCGACCATGAAGTTATGTCTCGTGAGTGCGTCCACCAGCAGTCTGGATTCGACTGGATAGAGTGAGAGCGGCTTCGATAGTGAATCCGCAATTTGCTCAGATATCCAGGACAACAGATTATCGGTGGCCGAGGCATAGTCTCCGCTCAGGTACGCCTCGTCATCAGCTAGATTAGCGCCGAGTCGTTGCAGTAGGTAGTAACTGTCAACGGGTTTCTCGCGCCCGATCAGCTCGAATGCGGGGTGTTTCCTGAGGGTAGAGTGTAGCTTCTTCCAGATCGCCCGAAGGACTGTCATACGGTAAGGCGAGCTTTTAGTGATTACTCGGAACTTCAGTGCCTCAACCAGACCGACGGCTTCTACGAGGTTGTCCTCGTCGCGTGCTGCGACGAGGAGCATCCTCAGCCATAGGTCCTGGAAGGCTTTGTCGAACTGAGCTTCACTCTCGCTGGTGATTCTCACCGTGTGGCGTCCTTCGTCCTCAATCCTCTCCTCCTCCTTCCCCTCCCCTGACCTGATTGTCTCAAACTTCAAATAACCGCCCTTTCTCCTCAGTCCCTTGAGGAGTGTTCTTTCCTCCGCTATAATTTCTCCTACTGCCCCTGCTCCTGCTCGGGACCTTATGTAGTTTGCGGACGTGCTTGGGAAGAACGCCTTCACCCTCTCCTTGGTTGTGAGTTTCGAGTCTCCCTCTTCTCCGAACAATTCCTTGACAGTCCGATCAAGCTGTTGCTTGATCGTGTCTTTGTTGAGAACCGTTTGGACTGAGAGGTCGATGTCGTCTGACTCTGACCATTTGAGTAGGTGTGGCATGGCGCGGTAATCTTTCAATGGCGGTTTGGTGGTGAGCAGCTTGACAGTCTTCCTGGCTGCCTCCTCTGCCTGAGCTTTGGAGCCTCGCGGCATTCCCTTCTTCGTCATTTTGATCGAGAAGAGAAATTCGTCGCGTTGTTCCTTGTTCATGGCTTGGAGGCAGATTCGGAAGAATCGGCCTAGCCTCCCACCAACCAACAGGCCTGGTTTATCCCCGGCTTCGGCTGGCACTGGCGACGGCGGTAGCTCTAGATTGTGGTGGTAAGCGAAGTAAGCTGCAAGCTTATACCTCGCAAAGGTTATCCACCCAATCTCTTTAGAGCACGCCGTCCAGTGTTCTTCCGTCGTGCGGGAATCCCAGGCTCCTGTGTAGCCAAAGATTTGACCAATTTGAAGTAGTGCTGTGAGACATTCTCTTAGCGATTTCGGAGCAGCAGCTCCGGGAGGACTTCCTACCATGGACGCAGGCCCTTTCAGGCGGCTTGCGT